CCGTCCGTCGCCGTGTTGGAGTACGGCTTCTTCGAGCCGTTCGCCCAGGAGATCGTGTCGCCCGACTCCAGGTAGCTGGAGTGGGAGTGGGAGGACGGGGTGAACGTGGACGGCTTCGACGTGATCGAGGACCAGGTGTGCGAGTGCGTCGAGGGCGGGTAGGTCGCCGGCTCGTTGACGATGGTCGACCAGTCGGTGCTGTGCGCCGAGGGCGGGTACGTCGTGGGCTTGCCGGTGACCTCGTCCCAGGTGTGCCCGTGCGCGGTCGGGGTGAAGGTGGACGGCTTGTTGGTCAGCGTCGACCAGTCGACCGACTGCGAGACGTTGCCCCACGCCGAGCCGTTCCAGAACTCCCACGTGGCAGTCGTGGTGTTGTAGCCGAGGCGGCCCGTGCGGGGCGAGCTCGGCCGCGTGGCCGTGGTCCAGGCGCCCACCGTATTGCCGACGAACTGACGATCACCCGTGACGGACGCGGCGGAGATCGAGGTGACGTTGGCGCCCACCGCGACAGTGGCCAGCGACAGCTCGTAGATGCCCGTGTCGGTCTGGGTGAGAGCCGGGGGAGTCGAGGAGCCGGCCGTGCCCGGCTTGACCACCAGGGTGATGGAGTTGGTTGCCGGGTCCAGCTTCAGGACCACACGGTCCACGCGGGCCGAGGTGTTGGACGCCGTGACCGTCAGCGGCTCGATCGCCGTCGAGTAGATCGCGTGACCACGAACGATCGCGAAGCCGGAGTTGACCTTCACGGTCATGCCCGTGCCGTCCGCGTACACGGACAGGCCGGTACCTCCGACGCTGTCCGCGACGCCAGTGGACTGGAACTCACGGAAGAGACGGGAGTAGTCCGTCTCGGTGACAGCCTGGCTGTCGAAGGGGTAAGACGTGATCGCCACTTGCGGGGCCTCCTTGGGTTACAGGACGAATGCGCCAGAGCAGCGGATCGTCTCGCCTACGTTCAGGCTGTACGTGTTCGTGGTTCGGATCGTGACCTCGCCGGACGACTCGACGTCACACTCGCCGTCCGCGTAGCCGGTGGAGTAGAGCGCCGTCACTGTGCGGGCCGGGCGATACCCGGCCGGAAGAGTGGCGATGACGGTGTCGGACAGGTTGTACGGGGCAGTCGTGCCCGCATCGAACTTGGTGGTGATGGCCAGGTCGAAGCCGAACGAACAGACTCCGCTGATCTTCCGGGCCTGGAAGTTGTTGACCGTGACGCCCGCGCCTGCGGTCAGGCCGGTCGTCACGACGGTCGGAGTCTCGGCCGGCGCGACCGGCGCGACCGGGGGCGGGTAGAGCGACGCTCCCACTTACACACTCCTTACGCGAGGGCAGCCCAGAAGCGGTTGGCACCGTTCTGGATGTTGGCGAGGGTCAGCGACGTGTACGAGGTGTTCTGGCCGGTCGCGTCGAGCACGCCGAACCGCTTGGTGTTGTTCAGGCCGAAGACGTTCGGGGGAGCCCCTGCACTGTTCTCGTACTGGAGGCACATCGGGCCGTCCGCAGGGGAGGTCGTGTAAACGAACCGCCAGACGACGTAGTACAGACCGGCCGGCAACGTCGTGCTGGTCACCGGCACGTAGGAGGTTCCGCCACCCACGCCGTGCTGCTCGGCCGGCTCGTTCGTGCCGGTGTAGATGGCGTCGTTGAACGCCACCCGAGTGCCGGCCGAGTTGTAGACCGCGGCCCAGGAGTTGGTCAGCAGGCCGCCCGCGTAGCCGGTGAAGTGCCACACGATCTTCGTGACGGTCTTCGGCTCGCGCAGGTACACGGCAGAGACTCGGGCACTCGTGGTGCCGGTGTAGGCGCCGGTCGAGATGCAGTCCATCGGGTCGGAGGTCCAGGCCACCAGACCCAGGTCTTCCGGCTGGAAGGTGTCCGGCCGAGGCTGTACCTGGAAGACCGAGCTGGCCACACCGCCAGTCGCAGACGAGCTCCGCTTCATGTACGGACGCCCGGCCTTCGAGAAGAAGTGGGCGCCGAGCGAAGAGGAGGCCGGGTCGGCGGCCTGGTCCACGACGCCGATGGCGCCACCCTCGACGGCGAGGCGAGCGCCGTTCATGGTGTTGACCGAGCCGATCGTCGTCGAGCCGGAGGCCCGGTCGGCGAAGAGGTGGTACGTCTTGTCGGCCTCGGCGTCGGTGTACGACTGGATGATGAAGTTCGAGCCGACGTCGGAGCCGGTCTCCGAGGCACCGGTCACGGCGAACGACCAGCGCTTCTTGTTCAGCTTGCGCAGGGCGACCGTGCCGTAGTTGGTGGCAGCCGATGCATTGATGATCATGAAGTCGTTGAAGGTCGGCGAGCCAGTGTTCTGCACGTAGTTCGTCAGGTCTTCCGCGTTGGTCGGTATGACCACCGTGCCGTCAGCCTGCCGGACCTTGAACTTGCCGCCCTCGGAGTACATGACCACACCCGCGGTCGGGTTCGTCGTCGGGATGGTGGTGGCATCGTCCATGCCGAGGACCGCGCCCGCGCCACCACCGAAGTCGGTCGACGTCGAGCCGAGCTGCATACCGCCAGCCGCGTACACCGCGCCCTGGCCGACGATGTTGCCGTTCGCCCCGATCCGAGCGGCCAGGCCGCCGGACGGGTTGCGCCACTCCATGATGTTGTTGGTGCCGTCACCCTGGAAGATGGCGCGCACGTTGGCCTGGTACGCCGGGTCGTTCGCCTTCAGGTAGTTCGTCGGCATCGGCCCTTCAGGGCCCTGCGGTCCGGCGGGTCCGGTGGGTCCGGCCGGCCCCGTCGCGCCGGTAGCGCCGGTCGCTCCGGTCGCTCCGGTCGCTCCGGCAGTACCTGTGTCGCCCTTCGGGCCCTTGAGGTTGCCGATCGACGTACCCCAGCCCGAGGTACTGCGCTGCCAGATGTCGCCCGTGTCGGTGCGGAGCAGCATGTCGCCCGGCTTGGTGTCCGTCGAGGCGGTCGAGGCGTTGTTGACGTACCACTTCGATCCGCCGACCGTGCTGCCCGTCTGCGTCCAGGCGCCGGACGTCTTCTTGTAGAAGGTCAGCGTCGTGCTCGTCACGCCCAGGAAGGTGCGCGTGTCGTCCTGGATGTACCAGTCGCCATCAGCGCCCTGGGGGGACGTCGGGGCCGCGGTGCCGGTGAGCACCTGGCTTCCTGCTGCACCTGCGAGACCCTGGGGGCCGGGCGCTCCAGTGAAGCCGGATACCGCCGACTCGGGGATTACGGAGAAGCCCATCAGGCGGTCACCTCCACTCCGCTGATGAAGTACGCGCACGTCGTCGTACTGCCCTGGACCTTGACCGTGTCGCCCGCGTCCATCACCTGAGAGATGTCGAGGGTGAAGATGCCGTTCGCAGGCAGGGGGGTGTTCGGGATGATCGACAGGCCGGCGAGCTGGATCAGGATGGTCGCTGCGCTGGTGCCGGAGTTGGTCACCACGAGGTTCGTCACGATCGTCGTCGTGCTCGTCGGCACGGTGTAGACGCTCGTCAGGGTCGTCGAGGTGTTACCTCTGGACAGGCGCTTCGGCGTGTTCGCCATCGGTTACCACACCCCCATGATGCTCAGAATCTGATCGGACGAAGAGGAGCCGCCACCCGTGGAGTTGGTCTCCAGGTTGGACAGGCGGGTCTCGGTGTTGGTCACGCGCTTGTTCAGCGCGGCACTGGCGTCGAAGCCGGTGGCGTCTCCGAGGAGAGCGCCGAGCTTGAAGCCCTCCCGGTCGGCCTTGAGGACGTAGCCGGTGACGGTGGACTTCAGCTCCTGGTCATCGACGATGACGACGAGCGAGTCACCAAGGCCCCACTCCTTGCCGAAGCGGGCCTGGCTGTCCTCCATCGGGACGACCTGCACGTTGATCGCAGTGAAGCCCGAGTCGACCAGGGCCTCGTCGCCGGCCTGCTGAAGCTCGGCCCAGTCGTCGGTGTTGCGCTGGTCGACGAACTTCTCGATGCGCCGGCCCCAGTCAGCCTCCGCGGCGATGGACTCGGCGTTGTCGACCTGAAGGAACTGGCGCTCGGTGAGGTCGCCCTGCCCGGCCACGATGGCGCGCGTGACGCCGGGCGGGGAGATGCCGACCTTCTGTCCGGAGAGCGTCCCGTTGCGGACGTCGAGCCGGACGAACGCCGTGCGGTCGGTGATCGCGTAGGTCTCGAAGACCAGGTTCGATCCACGCTGCACGACGCGGAACCCGAGGCTGCCCAGTAGGGCGATCTCGGTGAGGAGGTTGCCGAGCACAGG